GGCCAGTGGTGCTTTGGAACGCAGTGCCATTGCGAATGGAGTCGAGGGCATAGTCGTAGCCGGTGCCACCTTCGCCTTCAGCGCCACGGATGACCGTATTGGAGGAGACCTGGGTCTGCACTTGGGCTATTGCTGAAGCGCTGAACCCTAGCAATAGCCCTCCGATGAGGAGAAGCTTTTTCATAGTGCCCTCAGTTCGCCACGTTGACGCCGGCGGGGTATCCGCCCATGATGGCGTTGTTGGTGCCGTTGTACATCTGGTCGTCGCGGTCGAGGACGACGTAGGATGAGATAGTTCCGGCGGTCATGGTGGCGCCCGCGACGGTGTAGAGCAGACGGACATAACGGGGGACCGCGATGCCATCTGGTGGGCGAGGGAAGTCCATGTCGAGAAGGCGGCCGCCCGCGGAGAGGGTGGCTAGGGCATAGGCCGGGGAGACCCACCAAGTGGTAAAGGCACCGGGGACGCCTGCGCCGGAGTCAGGGGCGCCTTGGATGGCGACCGAGAGGGTGCCTGCGCCGCCTGAGGTGAAGGTGGTGCCGACCTGGACTACGAACTTTAGGGCGGGATCATCACCGATACCCATGTCCCGAGCGCCACCACCGTTTGCTGAGGTGGGGATGCCAGAGGTGATGCCGTAGTCGAGGGTGTTGGCTGAGGGCTGGGTCCCGACTGCGATCGCGAGAGAGGACCCGATGTCGAAGGTTTGATAATTGTCGAGGATCATGTTACACCACCTGAAGTTCGTTGTTGAGGATCGCGTCACAAGTGCGGATGGGGATGCCGCGGAAGGTAGTCACAACCTTACCATTAAATTCCTCAAGCCGTAGCAGCACGTTCGTCTTGTTCATTGCCTGAAGGTCCAAGTAGGTCCGAATGACGCGGTTGGAGTAGATCACCACTCGGCCCTGATTGGCCCGAACTTCGGGAGTGTCAGAGGTCTGGATGGCGGTGGCTTGAGCGGGGGCAGTGGGGAGGCGGTAGAGCCCGCGGACGATCAGGTTGATGAGGTTGGCTGCGGAGACGCCGGTGAGTTGGGTGACGTCGATATTGGCGATCCGGGCTTGGTAACGCCAGTCGCGAAGGGTGAGGCCGATCTCCCATTTGAAGTGATCGCGGTAGGCTTGGTAGGTGTTGCCGTTCGCGTCCTGGACCGGCCACTCACCCATGTCGCGATGCTGGAGCCCGGTGATTTTGCCCTTGGGGAAGATACCATGCATGGTATCGGCGCCCCAAGTGGTGATCCAGAGCGAGGTGTTGGTATTGGAGGTGCCGCCAGCGTCGAGGACGTTGTTGGCGGTTTGGGAGTTAGCGGTGTTGATGGTGGAGTAGCGCGGGGCAAGGCCTGTGAAGCGTTCCGGGTTGATGTGCTGGTTGCCGTAGATGTAGGTCGAGGCGACCTGCTGGGACATGCCCTCGAGGAACGCGCGGACTTCGGAGAGGCGGAACTCAGCGGTGTTGCCGTTGAGGTCGGCGATGTCCTTGTCGATGACCGAGTAGGTTTCGAGGTTGCCGCAGGTGTCGGTGATCTGGGCGGTGGTGGACTTGGCATTGGGGACACCGGCGTTGAGCAGGCGCCAAGTTGCTTGGGGCAGACCGGTCCGGACGGTGGTCTTGTGTCCGGTCGGGAGGTTGCCTTCCATGACGATCATGTCGTCAAGGATTTCGTTCGTCTGGGAAAGGAGTTCGATGATGGTCGCGACGCGATAGCCATCATCCATGCGTTTCGCCCAGTCACTATAGGTTAGGGCAAGTGAGCCAATTACGGCCATGGGTTAAGTCTCCTGAGAGAGGTTGAGGTTGAAGCTGTGGTGTAGTGCATCATCCGGGGAACCATTCTGAGCTTTGCTGTTCAACCTCTCTGAGGTATAGTTAGCCGGGGAGATTTGGGAAAAGGGACTTAGCAGCGGTCGGTCGGGACGCTGCGCCGGGAGCGGTTTGGCCGGCGGGGGATGGGTTGGAGCCGTTAACGTGTTTGCCTTCGGTGATGAGTTGGGAGAGTTTCCAGAAGGCCTTGACGAAAGCGGGGTGGTCTCCGACGCCGGTGAGGTCCATGGCGGCTTTGAACTCGGCGGCTTCGGCCGGGGGGAGGTGAGTGATGGCTCGGCCAATATCGAGCTTTACAGCGTCGAGGCCGGTCTTGTCGCCGTTGACGGCCTTTGCGAGTTCGGGGTCGGCAGTGACTTTGGCTCGCCAGTCGGAGCGCATGGTTTCGACGGCGTTGGTCGGGGCCTTGGCGAGTTCGATCTCACGAGCGGTTTGGAGATCGACCAAGCGTTGGGCTTGATCTTGGGTAAGGCCGAGTTCTTTGAATACTGGGAGGGCAGCTTCGACGGCCTTCGGGTCGAGGGTGTAGTTCTCGGGAGCCTTGAATGCGGCATAGGTATCGGGGGCCTTGCCGGGTTCGGGGGGCTTGGCTTCGATCGGTTTGCCATCTTTGTCGAGGGTGGGCTCGATGGGCTTGTCAGTTGACGAGGTTCCACCCTTCGGCGGCTGGGTCTGGAGTGATGGGTCCTTCGGCTGATCCGGCGTCCTGTCGATAATCTCCCCCGTCGCCGATCGGGCTGCTGCGTCGTTCGGAAGAGGGGTCGTGGTCGGGGTCGGGGAGATCGGGGGCGCTTCGGTCGTTACTGTCGTGTCGGTCATTGTTGGCTTCCTTGGTCATCTGGAGGTAGGCATCGGGACAGTGGGCCATGATATCGGAGAGTAAGCGCTGGCCGAAGTTACGCTCACCTTTAGTGTAGGCTTCGCGGAGTGCGTCGCCGGTGAATGGATCGGTGAAGATATGGGCTTCGGTGAGCTTCCGCCACATCCACGCGCGACCTGGAATGGTGGACATGATGGCGGCTACGGCCTCGCGGTCTTGGAGGACGCGAAGCTTCGAGGACTTCTCGGCTGAGCGGATTTGCTTGCGGTCGGCTGCGTTGTCCATTAGGAGGCCTGTGACTGTTGGCCCTTGGGCATTAGGCCAGCCCCAGAGAGATTGGCTGCGCCCTTGGAGAGTTGCTCAGCGATCTGCGCCTGCTGCTCTGCCTGCTTCTGTTGGGCGCGATCTGCACGGATTTGGGCCAAAGCCTCGGGACTCCTAATCATCTTGGGGTCATTGTTCTGGAGTGCAGAGAATTTGTCAAGGGCATAATCGGTGTCGATGTTGTCCATGGCGGCAGGGACGACCGCCACGAGTTCGCCGGCGAGTTGGAGCAGGGATTGGATGCCACCGGCCGCGGTTGCGTCTTGGGCCTGTTTGAGCATGGAGACGTAGTTGATGTTGATCATCTTGCCTTGGATTTCGGGCGGGGAGGGCGGGAGGATGCCAGCACGAGCGGCCATAGCGAAGACCCGATCGATGGTTGGGCCGAGGGCTTCGTTGTCGACGCGGTCGATCGCTGGGCCGAGGGCGACGAGGGACTCGGATTTGCGCATGTTCCATTCAACGGCGGTTACGTTGGAACGGGTTTCGTATTGGGAGGCAGTCATGAGAACGTCGTTGAAGAAGGTCTTGCCGAGGCGGGCTTTGACCTCGTTGAGGTCCTCGGTGATGGCTTGAACTGGGAACTGGTGGGTGTCGTAGACTGACGCGATACCCGGTTTGCCACTGGTGGTGAAGCCTTGGACGTAGGTCATACCACCGGGGAGGAGCGAAGCGGGTTGGTTCTTGAGTTGGACATCGGCGACGAGCGGTGGGTTGACCATCTTGTCGATGGCTTGAGCTTTGCGTCGGGTTTCGAGTTGGACTTGCTTCTGATCCGGGAGGGCGTCCATTGCGGGGGATCGGCCGTAGGCGTCGTTGGAGACGGTGTCCCAGCGATCGATTATGGCGAACTGTTCGAGGTAGCCCTTTTTGCGGAGGAAGCCACGGCTTTGGACGTTGGAGCCTTGCGGAGCAGCACTTCCACCCCATTCCCAGTAAAGCTCACGGAATGCAAACCTGGCTGGAAATCCAAACTCTGCAGCGCGGCCATCATCGTTGGGCTCAACTGAATGAGCAACGATGACCTCTCGAGTGAGATTTGCACCACCTGGGTCCTTGTACAATCGTTGAACTGATTCACTACAATTCTCCAATCCGAACTCAGCGACAAGGCCGCTGACGGTGAGGGTGAACTCGCGGTAGAAGATGGTGGGGCGATACTTGCCATCGATGTCAACGTAGTATTCACCGAGGCATGGGTGCGGTGCCGAAGATCACGAGGTCGAAGTAGAAGACCGCGATGGCGTTGTAGAAGTTGGACTCAGAGAAGATGAGGTAGAGGATGCGTTCGCATTCGGCGAGCCAGAGGGAGACGGGACTTGTTTGAGTACTGTCGATGGTGCCGACTCGGAGCTTGAACCATGGGCGGGTAGGTGACGACTTGCCAGAGACGAGACCTGACGCAAGGTTTCGTGCGCAGATCACGCCGGTGGAATCGAGAATGTGTTGGTTGATGGGCGACCCGCGAGCCATCTGGTTGGGGGTGATTATCCACTTGTACCGCCTAGGTAAGAAGTAATCGGCTAGTTCGCGCCAGTGGCACCACCATGAATAGCGATTGACGCGAAGGCCCAGGAGGCGACCTTCGCTGTATTTGAGCGCCGCGAGGTCGGTGGAGGTGGGGGCGGAGTCACTCATTGAGTGGGGACTTTCCAGTGGGTTCGGCTTTGAGGAGTCGGCCTTCGGCATGCATCTGGGCAGCCGCCATTAGGGCAAAGGGTTCGCTTGGGGGCGGGACTGGAGGGAGTCCTTTG